CAGAGCTAATAGATAGGTCATACTTAGTTCGGTCGTTAATCTTAAACCCAACCCAGTCCTCAAGGGTTCGGTTGAAATACATAGCGCCGCAACCCTCTTCGTTGTACCCAACGTAGTTGTGGATGTACGCCTCGATGGCGTGGGCGTGAGCTTGAATTACGTCTTGACTATTTGACGGGATACCCTTGGTCTTGACGTTAGCAGAACTATTCGGAGCACGCAAGTGAGCGGGGCGGTCGAGGACATAGCCGTCGTAACCCCTTGACTCAAAGTACCTTACGATTCCGTACTTGTTGTTCTCTATCAGAAGAGGATAACCATAGAACACGGCAGCCATCAGTACGTCCTCATAGAAAATACTGGCAAGGTCTGGGCGGGAGGCGTACTCGGCGACGAAGTGATTCGACGGGCAGTCCTCTTGCATGTTGAATTTGTTGAAGAGGTGACATGCACCCTTAGAGCCGCGTTTGTCTACCGTTTGGTCGAGGTCATAGCTATCGACGCCGCCAACACCGATGTGGGCGTTAGGGGGCACACGCCGTCCGCGCTCCTCCTTGTACTGACTCCTCATGTGTGCAGGGGGCATCCACGACAGATACCACCGGCCCTTGGCATCGGGAGAGAACACAACAGTGCTATCGCGAACGCCAGAGTTCCAAACGAAGTTACCGCGCACAACCGGGCTCGGGTACATGTTGTCGTTCAGCTCTATCTGCTCGTAAATCTTTCCTATGTTGAACAGGCTGCCCTCCACGCTGTCACGGAACGCCTCGTCCGTCGTGTACGGGAACTGGCGGATGAATTCGTTCATCTCCCGAGCGTCGCCTTTCAGGGCGTTTCTCTCGTTCTTCAAGAAAGTCTTAGCCCCGAAGTAGATGAGGTCGCCATCGATTCCCGCCACGGGTTCGGCAGGGTCCTCAACGACAGGGTTGCCGTACACGTCGAAGAAACCCTCAAGGGCCTCCTGCGCTGGGATGAAGATGCGGTACAGGCCACTAACGGTTCTGCCGTTAGCATTTCTTTGCAGCGGGTCGGAGTCTCGCCACAGGCCCTTGTACTCCTTGCCCCCCTTGTCCATGGGGTTGACGGTACTCCCCACCATGGCTTTGCCAATAATCTTCCTGCCCACAATCAGACAAGTCCTTTGAATACGCCACGCCTCACGGATGTCGGTGGGCTTCTCCCACTTGCCAGCCTCGTCGAGGTATAGCATGTGTAGCTTCTCCCCGTCGTAGGCGTTGTTGGTGGTGTTGCGGTGGTTGATGACCGTGTTCAAGGCGTCACCCTTGTAGCTGGTCTTGTTGTTCTTGGTAATCCTTTTTGACGGCTCACGGAACGCCAGCTCCACACGCGGGTTGGTGGTGCCGTCCTGAATCGGCTTGAAGAAGAATGGGTAGGAGCGAAACATCGCGACCACCTTCTTCATGAAGATGTTTTCCTGAGCGTCCTTACCCGTCTTGCTCTGGATGCCCAACAGCTTGTCCTTGACTTGAGTACCTTCGTCAAGCAGAGCTGAACTACACATATTCGTGTAGCCACTACGTCGGCACTTCGTATAGAGCTGACCCATACATCGGGGGTCCGCCTCACACGCTGCCATATGGAGATACAGCTCCCGTTGAAAGGAGAGGTAGTCCGGGTATCCAATGTCCATCTTGGTCCACTGGAGCAGCATGTAGTGGCGCCCCGTTATGTATGTAGGTACACCATTGTTGAGAAACCAAAGGCCCTCACGCCGACGACGAAACTCCTCCTCGATATACGGACGGAACTTGGACCGAAACTCGTTTGGGGCTTCCATCCACTCATCCATACTCCGAACCCGACGTATCTCGTCAGGAGCAGCAAGCCTTTCCCATCTCTGGTCAGCTTGTGGCTTGCCATAGCCGACCATACGTTCAGCGGGCGGCATCTCAGGAAGCGCAATGTAGAGTCCGGCAACCTCGATAACCTCACCAAGTGAACCCCGGGGACAGATAGAGATAACCTCCTCATCGTAACCCTCCAGCTTCTTCAGCATCACTTACTGAACCGTTCTGCGAAGCCACCTGAATAATCCTTTTGCTCTTCAATGGAGCCCTTCTCACTCAAGTCCTTGACCATCTGCTCCAGACGCTGGCGCTCGACCAGAAGCTCCTTGCAGTCAATCGCGGTCTGCTTTACGGACTGCAGCTCCGCCTTGCGGGCAGAGCCGGTCGCGTCGGGGTCAACAGGCTTGGCAACCTCCTTAATCATGTTGTCAATGGCCTTCTCCATAGAAGACATTAACCGCTCGGCAGCTTCGATGGTGCTGTACTTACGCTTCGACATACATCAGGTCTTCATCGCGCATGCGGTACACCTTCTTGCCGTCGTCGAGCTCCATCTCATAGTCGGAGTTTTTTGAGTAGCAGACTACATCTCCAACCTTGACGCCCTGACGCTCAAGCTCCGGGGTGGTGCTCATGAGTTTGGCCTTGTTGTCGGGCTTGCGATTGAAGCCGATGTCAACGATGATGCCGCTATCGCTGTACTCATAGCCATCAGACTTCTCTGGTGGCTCCAAGAAAATCCAACCGCCCAGCATATTGATGTCTCCACCCCCGTCGCGATACGCAATGGCGTGACAGGCAACAGACGTGTCCGGGGAATACATCACCAGATACAAGTCCTCCCCCAGATGCAAAGAGGAGTTCATGATGACGTGGTGGTGAAAGAACAAGATGTCGCCCTCTACAGCGCCCGTATAGTGCTTAGTTGGTGCGGCGACGATTTCGCCATAGGGGATGCGGTGCTGGTGCTCGTTGAACTTGCTTTCCAAGTAGAGCTCCTTGTCCCCAACCTTGATGGTGTTCTTGTATTTCTTGTCTATCCTAACAATGAAGTGGTTCAGTGCTTTCATTCAAAATTGCAATCGTATTCTACTACCACGGGGACATTCTCTACCGACTTCCAGATATAGGTAGAGTCCTCGTCTTCGATATAAATATTGAACTTCCTGACGTTATGTGCAAAGAGAGCGGACTCGTCTTCTTCAATCAAGCACACGCGGGAAGAGCCGGCCTTCATGCCGACGAAATAAGCCATGGCGTCCTTGGGGTTAGGACCCACGACAATCTTACGAATTACGTTCATCTCAATTTAGGGATGCCTGAAACGTCAAGCCGTCGCTATCGTCTTCAGTTTCAATAAGGTATGCCTCTCTCTGAAGGTATTGAATTTCGTCAAACTCGTCGTCGTTGCGGACGTTCCAAGAGTAACCCATTTGCCAATGGTGCTCCGTCTCAGTGGACTCATCACTCATCATACCAAAGGAAGCGAGATAGGCAACCTCTTCCTCGGCGCTGTACTTCTTGATAATCTCCTCCAGCTCATTGAACAGTTCGCGGACTTCCCCGAACATCGTCTTCTTCAAAATATCATCCATGGTTTAGCTGGTTGCGAAAATGGCGGGCGTACCAATCGTGCCCGAGGTCATCAAGGTTCCGTGAACAAACCACGTCGTAGCGTCCAAACAGACAAAGTGCAATACGTCGCCGAAGCCTCCACCCGTAGTGGTTGAATCGCTGTCAATATTAATCACCACATCATTAATCCCCGCTGCTGTGTCAACCCCGTGGCCGTCGGCGCCTGATTCCATCAGCACAATGCGACCCTTGAAGTTGTCTCCGGAAGAAGCCTTGATTTTCGTGGCGTTCGTTGATTCCTTCAAGAGTTGAATCGACATGTATCTACCCTCGGCGGCGGGCGGCAGGGTCACCTCTCCATTTGCAGCAAGGGACGTGAGGTCCAGAAAAACATGGGCCCCAGACAAAGACGGAGAAATCCCGATGTTAGCGTTCGTTGGGGCGAGCGTGTCCACCTTTCGATTAGTACTTTCAATCGTGATGGTGTCAGACGCAGTATCCCCGCTAATCTGAATGTTGTTGCCCGTGTCAAACGTAATGTCCGTGTTGGCGGCTGCGTTGTCTGTGAAGCGAATCACACCATTGCTGGAGCCCCCGTTCACCGCTATGGTCGCAACAGCGGTGATGGCAGAAGGAATCTCACGATACCCAACTGACTTCGTGGTGCTGTTCCAGACCAAAGTCTTAGTTTGAGAGACTTCGGAAACATTCTCAATCTGGAGGGCGTCGGCTTTGACTGTAGTGGTGGAAAGCTGAAGGGCCGTGGACGTATCCTCTCCCGTGGTAACACGCTCAAGAGAGGCGTCAACAGCGGCGTTGCTGACCAGTTTCAGCAGCCCGGTGTAGGTGTCCTTAATTTTCGTACCGGAAAGTGTAGCCATACGACAAATATAAAGATGAGTAGAAAGCACTCTGGGAGGCGCATGCGCGACTTCTCATACTTAAACGAGAAATACATTCATAGGAACTACCTAAAGTACCTCAAGCTCGCTGCGAGAGAGGCTGTAGAGAGGTACGACCTAACCCTGAATGAGATTATGGTACTCTTCTTCCTCTACGACCTTGAGTTCTTTACCATCAAGTACGCAGCAGAAGCCATGTTCCAGAACCAGAAGAAGTTCGGGGACAGAATCATATACCCCTTACAGACAAAGGGTTACATAGAAAAAGCGTACACCAGAACAGACTCACGCAATATCACAGGAGAATCTGCGTTGTTCTATCAGGAGACCCGGAAGAACTATCGTAACCGGTACTGCCTATCAAACAAAGCGAGACTAACAGTACAGCGCATCTACAGAAAACTCGAAGGAGACGAACCTATAAACTTAGAAGAATGAACTACATCAAGATTACCCTCCGCGCCATCATCGGCATCCTCAGCATCTTCGCTGCCCTGCAAGCCACCGCTCAATGCGGGCACACCTTTCACAAGGACGACTACTCTACGTTCGACTTTGAGTATAGAATCATCAGTCCGAACGGTGAGCTTGTGTACGAACAAGAGTCATTCAACGAAGACTACGTCCTGTTCCAAACCTGCGATGACGACATTCACCACATCTGGTTTTACGTTGACGGCATCCTCGAAGACCACTACGTTATCCAACGCGTAGAAACAGACTACGCCATCACCCACGAAGGCAACAGCGTAGTCAAGTCGTTGGATTTTCTGGCTTACTGACCAGAACGGGCGCCGCGAATTTCCTTCGCGGTGTCCTTCATGTATTGGTTCTGACCGGAGTAGGACCACTGGCCTTTCGCCTTGTCAAAGCGATATCCAGCCTTCTTGACTCCTTGCTGAACAAAAGAGTTCACGTTGAACTTGGGGCTTTCAGCTCGAATGGCCTTGGTGAAGTCCTGCGATGAAACCTGCCTACCGTCAATCATGAACTTCATCCGCATAGCAGACTTCGGGTCCTTGGGGTTGATGGCTTCAGGAATCACGCGGTAACGATTCGGGTCAGGAGCCTTGGTCCCGTTCTCTGCCTTCATCATCTTTCCGCCGTAGGCCATTTTGCCATACTTCTTGGAGTGCATCTTTCCACCCCCGGGCATCTTACCGTACTTCTTGGAGTGCATCTTTCCACCCCCGGGCATCTTGCCGTACTTGCCTCCGCCCATCATCTTACCCTTGCCGTCAGCGGCGTAGAAGGGAACCATTTTCCCATCCTTGCCCTTGACCATTTTCAGGCCGGCTTTTCCTTTGAGCTTGTCGAGGCGAGCCTGAAGGCGTCCAGCTTTCTTTGCGGCACGAGCACCCTTGCGTCCGGCTTTCTTCGCTGCCTTCTCTTGCTTGATGCGCTCAAACTCCTTCCGCTGGGCTGCGCGTCCTGCGCTCTCAGCTTTGAAGGTAGAGCCGCCGCGTTGCTCGTCACGCTTCAAGTCACGAGCGTTCTTGGTGTTGGCTTTCTTCGTGGCACGAACCTCCTTCTTGGACTTGGGCGCTGCAGCCGCTGCGGGTGACGGGGAAGTTCCACGCAACTTGAGCGTGGGCTTCTTTCCGCTGGACACCGTAGCAGTCTTCATGGCGACAGTCTGGGGACGCTTCCCCTCCATAGCAGCTTTGTGCTGCTCCTTGGTCTCGCCCTTCTTCCGGGTGCCGTAAGTCTTCCCGTTCATAGTGAACGTCATCTTACCCCGGCGGCGAGCCTCAGCAAACGCCTTGTTGAAGGCTTCGCGATTCTTAGCCTTGATGTCTGCCTGTGCCGCTGCAGCCGCTCTGGCAGCAACATCGCTCATGCCCCTTAGATTATTGTCTACTGAACGCCCTGTCGGAACTGAAGTGGCTTGCCGGCCTCGGGGCATTGGCGTACCGGGGCGAGTTAAACGGAGTTCCTCCTCCGTCCTAACTCTAACTCGTGGTGTGTCGTGTTGTGCCATGATGCGAATTTAACGATTATCGTTTTGACTTTTCTACGCGGCCTTTGAGGTAGGCAATTTCAGTATGAAGTTCCCCAATCATCTCTATGAGCTTGAGGTTTTGCGCGTGCAACTCTTTCACTGTGCCTTCCAGCTCGGTGATGCGGTCGAACAGCCGCAGAATAAGTTTGGTTTTGTTGAACATAGGGAACATGTCATCGAAGGTCTGTGTCGTGCTTGCGAGAACCACGGATGAAACTGTTGACTCGGCCCATGGCCCATGCGGCCATCGATGCGCCGGTGCGGGAACCGCCTGAGAGATAGGCGCCCTGTCCTCGCTTGTACACTTTCCTGAGTGTAGACAGAGAGATTCCCGAAGATTTTGCTTTCGCTGCGAGGCCGCCGGGGGTCTTGGCCCCCTTCTTGGCTGTCATGGTGCGGCGCTTGAAGTAGCTGTCGGGGAGCTTTTTCCCCTTCTTGTATGCCTCCTTCCCCTCCTTGATGAGGTCCGCTTGTGCTTTCCTGCTGCGGGGCACCTTCTTCCCCTGCGCTGGGTCGGTGTACTTCTCGGGTAGACCGAATGCATAGGGGACTTTTCTCTTCGCCATTACAGTTTGTTTTTCGGAATGGGTTTGCTGTTGAGCATATCCTGCCGCTTGCGCTCGTTGCCTTTGATTTGCTTGAGTGCATCCTCACGGAGGCCGAGCAGGAGGTACGTCGTGGCGTACTTACTCATGACGCTGTCGGGGATTTGCACTCCGGGGAACTCCTTCGCCATAATGCCCTGCATCTTCTTCTTGACAGAGGCTTTGGTGATGGGCTCTTTCGGCGGGTTCTTCAGCCCGAGCCCCCCCACCATCTTCTTCCGTTCGCTTCTGCCGTGCTTACCCATGGGTGACAGTCTTAAACTTGGCCTCCTTCACCGCTCCGGGGTGCGGCTTGTAGTTTCCCTCCATGAGGTAGTACCGGCCACGCTCCTCCATCCAGTGATACCCCTTCGGGGGAGGCACAGACACCGTCTTCTTTTGTACGGTCAATCCTTTTCCTTTCTTAACAGGTCTCATGGGTCTGACAAAGCTAATGACAATCCTCTTATAGGAATCTGTCGGGAGTTTTGTT